CAAAACCAGCACCAAAACCAGCACCAAAACCAGCACCAAAACCAGCACCAAAACCAGCACCGAAACCAGCACCAAAACCATCGCCAAAACCAGCACCAAAACCATCGCCAAAACCAGCACCAAAACCAGCACCAAAGCCATCGCCAAAGAAATCTCCTAAGAAATTGCCTAAACCAAGAAAGAGGACAAGGGCAAGAAGATAAATTAATACACAAATATGAAAATAATTAAAGTTTCCTCTTTTTAAAAGAATGACCATCAAATATATTTTCAGAGCGACATAAAGGACAATCATTTTTAATTTCTAACCATTCAAATAATGATTTACTATGAAAAACATGTCCACATTTAGGTAATTTAGTTACGTTATCATTTTTTTTAAATAGATTATGACTTATAGCACATCTATCATTACTTGTTATACCAAGTTCATTAAAATCTTTTATTTTGGTAGATACTATTGTATTATCAAAATAATAGTTTGTTTTGGGTTTCAAATTTGAATCTGTTTTTATAGATTTACCAAACTTTATACCTCTTTTGTAATTTGAAATTTCTATTGTATCAAATCCTATATGATCTGTAAATTCTCCATGTCTCAAACCATACTCAAAGTTTCCAAAAAATATTTCCATATCATCTTTATATGCTGTACCCAAACCATGATATAGATCGTTAGAAAACATTCCCTTAAATTTTATTCTATTATTACTAAATTCTCTACCATATCCTTCTCTCACTCCATTTTTGAAATTACCTTCAAAAATAACACGATCATTTTTAAATAGTCTTCCTTTCCCGTTTGGAAATATTTTCATATGAAACATAGGTGATCCTTCAACAAATAAATCTGTTTTAACTTCACCTTCATAATGATAGAATTTTCTATTACAAATTATTCTTGCTGGACTATGCAAGTGAATGTCATCCCAATTGTTAGAATAAATTTCTAATACTTCGCCATAAATTTGATTCAAAATTAATGTACCAAATCCTGATCTTATTCCTTCATTATACTTGCCTTCAAATCTAGATCCATTCAAATATATAAATACACCATGTCCATTATATAAATTATCAATAATCTCACCATAATAAGCACATCCTTCTTTATACTTTATGATACATCTTCCGTTTGCATTGTCTTCATAAAAATCACCAATGTAATGGTCACCATAATTAGAAATCAATTCACCTTTACCATGGAATAAATTTTCTCTAAATTCACCAGTATAATATTTTTTATTATCGATTAATATCTCAGCATTTCCATGCATCTTTCCATCTTTAATACAACCAATGTATTTTATATTACCCGAAAATATTATTTCCTTAATATTTTTTCCCTTAAATTTAGTTTTCATAGATTCAAATTTCTTAGAATCAACAACTCTAGTATTTTTATCTAAACCGCATAATTCATTTATGTTTCTGAATAAAAAACCAGAAATAAATATTAAATTCATTGTAAAATTTTTAATTTTTTTCGAATTTCCTTGTAAAAAGGAAGTACAATAACCATCTGAATTTCTTCTATTATCAAGATTCGTAATTCTAAAATCAATATCCATTTTAATTTTAAGTTACTTATAAGTAAACTAAAATTCAAATTTTTTTTAATATTTATTTAATTCATGATTCTATCATAAAAATGTTTAATAACTCTTCTTCTTTTGTATGATTTGCATTCAGAAGAGCATGCTGTTAATGCACAATATTCACCGAAGGTTAATAATTTTAATTCACCTTTCAGTAATAAAATACTAAAGTCTGTAAATGATTTTGACTTCATGTGTATCTAAAGAAAACTAGATATTTTAATCTGCATAATTCTTACACGAGGTTTCAAAAAGTCTCTCCCAATCACTTTCCTTAAATTCAATTTTAACCTTCTGATTTTCTTTTACTTCTCTTTCATGAATAATATCTGTTCTTAGTAAATACTTAATTCCTTTTGTTGTTGGCAATCCTTCGTGTAGAATATTTTGATCTTGAACCACAGCTAGTCCTGTTGTTGGTTGAATTAAAACTTGATGGTCTTTTACACATGATTGCTTTTCAACGTTTCTTAGAAACCTACAATGAATACCATTATGATCGGGCCAATATCCTGTTTCTCCACCATCAAAATCATCATTTAAATAAATTAATAATGTTAAGAATGATTGTTGAATATATCCTTTTTCATTTTTAATAATATTCCTTTTTACCTTATAATCAATATGTTCTGGAAATGCTTCTCCAGGATTATATTTGTAAACTCTCATTTTATTAAAAACAAACGATGGTTTCCATTCTCTACCTTTATCAATACTGTGAAAATATACGTTTTCCCCTAGATAACTAAGATCATCTTTTAAATTAGGTTTAATTTTAATCCATAATTTATCAGCTAAATTATCATCAAAAAATACACAAAAGCTATTAGTTCTTGGATCTTCTGTTCCAGTTCGCCCGTGACCTCCACCTGATGGGGATGATTTATTCCATCCTTTATCATTACATTTTTGAATAATTTTATTACATTCTTCAATAGTTAATAAGTTAGAAATAGAAAAAATAGTATCGTCGTGCAAATTATTGTATTCCATTATATTACTTATTCTTTAATTATTTAAATGAAAATAAATTACTATCAAATCACATATTTATTAGTAACAAGTTCTTGGACAATATATCCAAGAACTCCTATCATTGCCAATCTACCATTATTAAGCTCTACATTCATAAGTCTGTTTGTAGGCTCTGTAATCGACAAATATTTTCCAGGATCTGCATCTTCCTTCAGTTGAAATGATTTCTCACCACTAAATGGGTCTTGATAATTCATTTTAATCCTATTATATTCAATAAATGTCATTATCAGAAAGAACATAGATTGAATAATAATAGGACTTGATGATAGCTCATATATAGATAACTTATCAGTACCAATATTCTTATTGTATATATCAATAATTGGTAAAGCGACTGATGTTACCATTGCAATCCTTGAGTGTTGTAATTCTGCTTCCCTAACATATTTTAACTTCTGTTCATCCATTGTTGATGATAATTTAAGAGGATCAAAATATCCTAAAGGAGCGGTATCTCCTTGAAAATTAAATGTAGTCTTAGGCTTAAGAGATGTAGGACTAGATTTAAGAGCACTAGATGCCAATAGAAATGCTAAAAAACAAAACAATATCATGATATTAATTTCTAAAATCCTAAATAATAATATTTTCAATTTTATTAAATTATATCTATATTATAATATTATGAAAGGAGTTCATTTTATTATTGATTTTAATAATTTAGAATTTGATTTACTTAATGATTTAGAAAAACTAAAACCAATAATGGAAAAGATAATAAAAAAATCAAAAGTTTCGATTATAAGCAAAAAATTTCATAAATTTAAACCACAAGGTTTAACTGGTTTTTATTTATTATCTGAGAGTCATTTGTCATTTCATACTTGGCCTGAATTAGGATCTATAAGTATTGATTTTTATACCTGTGGAGACTCTCATTTAGCTGATAATGCTATAAACAGTTTAATTATAAATTTGGAAAAAAGATCAAAAAATCCAAAATATAAAATAACAAAACTAAGACGTTAATACATACTTTTTAAATGTTTGAGATGATTGATTCCATTCTTTTGAGTTTACTGCATAATTTTTTACTTTATTTTCATCAATTTTAGTAATATGTGATATTCCATTTCGATCTTCTTCAATTTCAGAATGCCATATTGAAAAAAATCCATTTAATAAAGATAGTAAATTCCAAGCTCCAGGTGCCCAATGAGATTGATGAAAGCCAGAATTACTGAGACATATTTTTCTATCGGTTTCAAATCTTCCATTAGGAGTAAATACTAAATAGTCTGGAGCTTTCAGAGGATAGTCTGAATTATGTACTAACTTACAAAGATATTCACCGTTTTCGTAAATTGTTCCAGATTGGCCTTTTAAGATAAAATATATTTCCAATATATTATTTTTATCAGGATAAATTGTAATATTTTCATGATTATCATCAAGAAACAATTTAATATCTCTCGTTATTCTTTTTATTGTAATTGGTCTAATACTCATATTTATATTGATAATTGATAATATTATTATTTATCAAATTTTTCGATTAAAAAAAATTGCAATAATATTATTTTAGGTAATAAATGTTATTCATATGTCCTATAATTTATTTGCATTAAATCCAACGTCAATTGTTTATTCTTGTTATCAGGATGAAGACTTAACGTGGAGACCTATGTGGTTTTTAATAGAATCGGTAATTGAATTAACCGATACTGATGGTATATTTAAAAATGAAGGTAAAATAATTAATGATGAATTGGCTAAAAATATTGGATATAAACTGAAGAATTTATTGAATTCAGGAGAAATAGATAATTATATTAGTAGACATACTGAAAAAATAAAGAATTATGAAGTATCTAATTCTGTAGTTGTAGAATTTAAGTTTGATAAAGAATTGATAAAAGAATTTAGTAATTTTTGTATAAACTCTCAAGGGTTTAAAATATTGTAATTGTAATGTTATATTTGTTTAAAGTTTAATTTAATATGATTTTAATGAGATCATTAAAATACTCAATAGGGGGTTTTTTTATTGGTGGTTTTTTATACTCTTTAGTTAGTGATATGAAAAGAAAGTTATTAGATGTTTTAACAGGATCTCCATATGATGATAGAATAATTGTCAATCATTTTTATAATTTTAATTACTATCTAAATTATGGAGGTTTATATGGTTTATCAATTGGATATTTAATATCCAAGGGCTACTTTAAATCACTTTGTGATTCAAAACAAAAATAGATAAATTGTAAGAATTGTTACAAAAATTATTATATGATTATAATTTAGGTAATAGCAATTCTTAGTATTTTTAAAGTTTTCTATTGGTTCATTTTGTGAATCATTTGAATCTTCATAATTTATTAGTGAAGGAGAATTTAGGAAATAATACTTATTTTTATTATTATTTGGGATCTGGAATTTTTCTACAATTTTTTTGTTAAATTCAATATTTGACAAAGCTAAATTTTTATTTTCTGTAATTCTTTTATATTCATCGTTAGCTATCTTTGAAATGATATTTTTATTAAACAATATTCTATTTATTAAAGTTAATGAAAGTCTATAATCTTTAACATAAAATGAACAAATAGATAATTCATCTAAAATACCAATTTCTAATATATATTTATTAACAAACAAGAAATGCTTATTTTTTTGATATATATTTTTTAAAATTAGTTTTCCATAGTCATATCCTTTTTTGTAATCTCCTTTAATTCTATAATACTTTATAATTTCATATATTGATTCAAATCTTGTCGGAATTAATTTATATGATTCTAAAAAATAAGGTATTAGTATTTCTTTATCTATTCCTAATTTTTCTTTAATTTTTGCATATGTATACATAGACATATATTTTTCTTCATTATAACCATCCATGTTCATCCTTTTTTTATAATAATATAATGCCTTATCATAATTATTAATATCTTTATAGGAATTAGCTAGATAAAAGTAATATCTAGAATTATTTGGTTCCTCTTTTATTCCTTTTTTTAACAATTCAATATCTCTTTTAAATTTTTTTTCAAGTGTCCTATTAGAACCATCTGTATATTCTTTTATATAAAATCCGTTAAATATTTTTGAACGACTATTTGATTTTTCTAATATATCATTGTAGATATATTCATGGGTAACACCTTCATATTTCCATAAATAATTTGCTGAAACTAATTTTATATTGTAATATTCAGAATTTGAGTCATATCTAATTAAATACTGAGGCTCATGAAGCTTATCTTTAAAATTTTTATCATTAATAACAACTGTAAAATCTGCATCTAGTAAAATAATATAGTCAGCTTTTTTATATGATTTTTGTATTGATTGTTGTCTATTAAATCCAAAATTTACCCAATGTACTTCATGTAATTCTCCTTTAATATTTTTTTCTTTGAAATAATTTCTTATAAATTTTTGTGTTCCATCTGTAGATCCAGTATCACAAATAACCCAATAATCAATATAATCAACTATTGAGTCAAAACATCTTTTAATTATTTTTATTTCATTTTTAACAATCATATTAAGACATAATGTCTTCATTCTAATATAAAATACTTGAAAAAAAATTTTCAACAGTATTTATTCATAAAAAAATATTAATTTCCATTGCAATCAGATCCACTGTCATAATCAAATTCATTTTCTAATAAAATATTATATTCATGATCCTCTGCTATTCTCATATTATTTCTTTTACCATATCCGAACCAATTTTCATAAACTCCTAAACGAGTATTGTAGGATATATTACCATCTCTCAAAAAAACTTCACTGTGTTTAACACCCATAAATTGACATCTCTTAAATTCACATTGGGGACAATTTATAATATGATCATTATCTGATAGACACCAAAAAAAACAGCCTCCTAATCCTTTATATTTTATGGATGGACAAATAACTTGATGCGAATTATCCATCAAATAATCCATTATCAAAAATAAGTTGTCCTCCTGTAATGATTTAGAAATTAGTGATTTACACCTATCATCAATTATCTTAGAATAAACCATATATAATGCTTTTGATTTATCGCATAATTTACAGTTGCATAACATTGATGACATGAACCTATTCTCAAGTTTATTAAAGAATGTATTTACAGAATGTTCTGCTGAATCAGAGTAATGATCAATATCTGAAATTTTATCAGTAGATGATGGAATAGCTCCCATTGAAATAAAAACATCATCAAAACGTTTATTTATTCTCTCATTGACTTTGTACGTATTCATATAATCAGATTTGTAGCTAATGTGTAAATCCAATTTCAGAATACACTTATAACAGTTTTCAGATACAATCTTAATACTTGCATGTCTTGATTCAGAAGGAAAGATTAACCATTCACCTGGTATACAACTTTGATTAAATATATGTGGAAATGTTTCCACTATGACATCTTCTCTAAATCTTCCATCCCCATAATCGTTAGCTATAAATTGATTTCCACTAGGAAGATATACAACAGTATTACCTTCATCAGAAAAAAACCTATCCTCCAAATTACAGTCAAGACAAATCAGCATAGTATACATAACGCTAATGTTAACTGATTTTCCATTCGTTTTTTTAAATTCATTTCCAAACATATTATGACGATCTTCATTATCATTCAAAGTATTTATATATGCATCTCTGTGTAATTCAAATTTACCACCTTTTCTGTAATGAATTATATTTCCATGTGAAGGCTCAAATTTCACATCCAAATAATCTATAAATTGACGATCCAATTCTTCTTTTACTATTGGAAGTAAATAATCTGATAACTTTGAAACAACTTCTGGACCAAAATTAATTTGTTTCGATAATCTAACATCTTCTTTATATTTAAATTTAGATCTATCTTTAAGAGACCCGACAATTGAATTCCAACCATAATTATCAACATAATCAGCAAATTTGTTTCTTTTTAACTTGAAATTTGATCCTGATAAAGTCTCAACCGGACAAAAATCAGAAAATTCATCTAAACTTGATCTTAAAATATCAATTAGATAATTTTCTGATGCTGTACCTGTAGTGGTATTAATATACTCAAGTAAAAAACAATAATTAATATATCTGTCATATAGATTGTTATGACTTATATTAGAAAAAAAATCTGCTGGGAAATATGGAGGACCTTTTGTCAAAAAATGTCTTCTTACTTCTATATTTGGAATTTCTTTAGGCAAATCACTGATCTCTCTATAAGATTCAGCACACAAACACTCAGAACATATTCCTTTTGAAATCCTACATTTGGGGCATAATGCTTCTTCTACTCTTATATATTCTGATATTCTATGATACCTATCAAAATATCTAATTTTTTCCTTCATTTTTGATTCTTTACTATCAAATCCATTTGAACTATTTATAATTGACATTAAAAGATACTATTTAATATATAATAATATACTTATAATTTCAATTTTTTGATATAAAATCTATGTATTTCTATATGTACAAGAATAAATACTTGAAATACAAAAAAAAATATTCTGATTTAAAATTAAGTTTAGTAAATAGTAACCAATTTAAAAATATAGTTAACAACTCATACTTAGCTGGTAGTATGGTAGATGAAAACAAATTATTAAGTGAATTATTCGAAAAACATCAAACAAATAAAAATTTATATGCAAGAGATTCTAATAATCAATTTCTAACTTATGGTTATATTGAAAATAATTGTATTGACAATATAATAAAAAAATTAAATATAAATGAAAATGATGTTTTTTATGATTTAGGTTCAGGTATTGGTAATGTTTGTTTTAAAATATCATATTCCACAAAAGCTAAATCTTGTGGCTATGAAATAGTAGATAGTAGACATGAAGTAGCCGAAAATATTAATTCAGATTTTTCAAAAATAAAAGATATGAATAATAAAGTTTCTTTAATAAAAGATGATTTTACAAAAATTAAAAATGGTTTAAATGATGCAACAATAATATTTACTGATTCTATAATGTTTTCTAAAGAATTACTAAAAAAAGTAGAAGATTTAGCATATTCTTCACCAAACTTGAGATATTTGGTTTCAATGAAAAAATTAGATAATTCAGATAAATTTGAATATATTGAAACATCATCTTGTGAAGCTTCATGGGGTAATAGTCAAATTAATATTTATAAGAAAAAATCTATTGAGTAAATAGAGATAACCCAAATATAGAAATTAATATTCCACATTTTTAAATTCCACATATTAATTTCTTTCAATGGATAAATTATTAAATTAAATAAACTAATAAAGGAAAACCAAATTTCTCCTTCCGAATTTTTCCTGATCCATATATTACCCATACCAGGGTCTAATTGAATGTATAGTGAAAATGATATAATAATAATAATAAATAGAAGCATGTTTATTATTATGTATTTGATTTTAAATTATAATTATTTATGTAAAAAATTAAACACAATAGTAAATATAATAAGAATCTATATTTTGATCTGTTATAATCAAATATTTTATTTAAAATCTGATAGAGATAACCTTTTTCTTTTTTTACACCTCTTAATTTACATTCTAAATAGCTCATTGTACATTTTCTATAATCAGTAATCCACCTGAATAATAAATAACAACAAAAGGTCATAGAAATTTGATTAATTGTTTTATTTTGGACATTACATGAATATAGTAAAAAAGATAATATTATAATTTCTATCATTATTATACTTTATAAATTAATTTAATTAAGACAAGTTTCCCATGATGTTCCTAGCTTGTAAGCAATATAACAAGGTGAACAAGAGACAGCCATAAAAAAATCTGGTAAGTCAAAACCATTATTGCATTTGAATGAAAAAAATATTGCAAGCCAAAAAATAAAACAATGAACATAAAACATTGTTGTCCCATAACACATTACATCTTCCCAAGTTGTATCTGAAAAAGATTCAAAAATAGACTTTTTCCAAAAGCTTTTATCTTTATTTAAGTCTGACATATATAATCTAATTAATAAAAAAATTCTCAAGAAATTTAACTATTGAAAACTTTTATAAATATTAGAATAAAAATTTTATAATTATTGTTACTACATCTTCATCTAATTTTTTATTTGATAAAATATTATATAGTTGATCTAAGCATATTTTTCTTATATTGTTATAATTTATTTTTATGAATCTAGTTTCTATAGGTGGTTTACTTGAATAATATAATGGATCAATAGAGTATTTTAGATTCATATCATTGTTTTTTATTTGTTTAATATAAAATTGCTGTTTTACTGGAGCTTTAATTATAATATATTGATTTTTAATATTTTTAATTAAATATCCATAAATATTTACTTCTTCTTTAATTATTGACCTATTATCATTAAAAATAATATTAATAAATTTATTATTTAATCGGTAATTTTCTGCAAGTTCAATTTCTTGCATTCATATATAGAAGTTTACATAATAAGTTTATATATAGATTTATAATTCTGTAATTTTTTCGCCATCTCCACCTCTAAATACAGGTTCATCAAGATGTATTAATGGTATTCTTTGATGAACATACGGAGGGTATGGATTTTCTTCCCATTTTTTGTATAGATTGTAAATATATGATTCTATTAATGTCTTACTTCTTATTGTACCTATCATAATTCCAGGGCATATATTACTTTTCATTCCAAAAATTTCTGATCTTTGTGATCTATGATCGTCATGACTTTGACTTTGAACATATAAATCATATCTATCCTCAAAGCTATTAATTATATTTTCAACATTTGGAATATAATATCTTCCTGTAACTTTTAGTATTTTATCATATTTATCTAATCTAAAGGCTTGATATGCTTTTAATATACTATAGGCTTCGAAAGAAGATGTTGAATTATTTTCAATATTATTAAAAAAAACTGGTTTATCTAATTGAAATGTATGATATGATATTCTATCATTATCTTTATAAAATTCTCCTAATAAATTACTATTACTTGATTCTATTATATGTAGTTTTAAGTTTGTTTTTTCTAAATATTTATTAATTATTTTTTTATACATATCAAATCTTTCTTTAATATCTTTTTCTCTTTCTTTTTCTGGATCTTCAGATTTTTCTTTTTTTAGAAAATCTTTTTTTGGATTAATACAAGTAGTTAGTAAAAGAGCTGTATTGAAAGGATCATCTGTATTCTTTTCATATTTTGTGTCTGAAAAATTTTCAATACTTTTTACTATTGATTTATACATTAAAAAAACAAGAAGAATTATTATTATTATATTTATTAAGTTATTAATAATTAAATTTAAATTGACACTATATAAATTTTGATTGTTCATTATAAATGTCATAGATTTTAATATTGATTTTGGTTTATAATATTTAGATTTTATAGATTTAAAAAATATGTTAGAAGATAAGTAATGGGGGGTTTTGTAAAACAATTTTACAATTTTTTAATTTATATCTTTTTAATATTTAGCTTTCATAAAAACATAATAATAAATGCCAACCAAAAAAAAATTAATAAATTGGAAATTAATAATCTTTTTAATTATAATAGTAAAATGAGTATCCAAAATAATAATAATAAAATGAATAAAAAGATTCATAAAAGTGAATTAATAGATAATAAAATATTAGAAATAGGAAAACCTTTATTTGTTGATCATCTAATATATCCAATTTTAGGTATTTTAGAAAGTATAATTATATCAAGAATTTCAGGCCTAGATCAATTGGCAGTTCAAACTTTGGGTGATCAAGTTTTTGGAATATTTTTAAATTTATTTTCTTTTATTCCTCCAATTTTGCTTCCAATGATATCTAAATTAGATGATAGAAATAAAGAATCTAAACTTGTAGATATATCATTTATTTCAGTTTTAATATCATTAATGATTGGTTCTATTGTTTCTATTTTAGTGATTACATTTAGCAAAAATATATTATTTTCAGGTCTACTGATATCTAAAAACAAAATTTCGGATTCGATGATTAATAATCTTGAATACTATTTCAAAGTTAAATTTTTATCTTTTCCAATATGTTTATGTTGTGGAGTTTTATTTTCAATTTTAAAAGGAAATATGAATTTTGACCTATTAATAAAAAGTAATTTTATATGCAATCTTACTTATATCATCCTAAATCCATTTTTTGTAAATTTTTATGGTCTTGATGGAATAAATTTTTTATGTATATCTATAGAATTTATTAAATGTGTAATATTTACATATAATTTAATAAGAATTATAGGACCTATAAAATTTTACATGTATATAAGGAAAATTAAACAAAATCCAAAACTATTTTTTATGAGATTATGGGAAAAGTTATATTTCTTTGTTAATAATGGAATTTTTATTCAATTTAAGAATATAATAAGAAAGACAACTTACATGAAAATTAATACAAAAATTCTATCAATGGATAACACTGGAAAATTACTAGGAATTCATGTTATTTTATGTAAATTTTATGATTTATTTTATATTTTATTCAAAAGCATTAATTCAGTAGCAAGTATATTAATTCCTAAAATTATATCAAATATAAATCAATTTGATTCTAAAGAAACTATTAATAGATTTATTTTTTTGGCAAATAGAATAGGTTTATTTCAGCTATTAATTTGTGCATCGAATATACTAGCTTTACATATTTTAAATGATCAAAAATTTCTGCTTAGTAAAAATTTAGTTTGGTTAACTAATTATTTATTTGAAAGTAAGAACATAGATGAAATTAAATATTTTTTAAAAATAATTGGTGAAACTTTATTGTTTACTAATCTAACATGCTATTTAAATGGAATCACTGGGTTTTATGAAATATTATTACAATCAAACAATAAATATAAATTTCATTCAATAGTTTCTATTATTTTATCTGTTTTAACTTTTTCAACAATTCCGTTTTATAAAGATTTGAGGTATGTATGGATTACAAGTTTATCATTTGCAGCTTTAAAATATTATATTGTAAAAAAATATTACGAAAAAAATTTAGTCTAAAAGTTTGTAGATATGGAAAGTAAAAAATATATAATTATGAAAAAAAATAAAAATAGTTTAATTGAAAATGAATTTTATTTTTATAAATCTAGCATTGAAATTACTAACTCTATAATTGATGATAATATTGATTTTGAAAATGAATATTTATTGAAAAACCTTATATATTTAGGTAAAGTTAGGTATAATAAATTAAAATCTGTTCTTGAATTTTTTAATAGTTTTGATGAAATAGAGGGAAATTTATTAGTAAACAAAGGAATTACAGAAGATAAATTTGTATTTATTAGCGAGAGATTTAAATCAATAGAATTGTTTTGTTTATTGGATAAATATTTTTATACAAAAAAGAAAGAGTTAAATAACAAAAATGGTTATTACAGTAGATTAACAGCTTTGTACGGTGATACTATTGATCAAGAATCTCTAGATGTAAAACCAAATAATGATTATTTAGATTGTAATTTAATTGATAATATAAGACAATTATTTAGTGAAGATAAATTAAGTGCATTAGAAAATGCTTGTTGTTTTAATAATTTAAAATTAAATACAAATATAAAATTTATTAATGCAGGTCAAAATAATAAGAGAAAAGATGAAGAGTGTGTAATATGTTTAGAAAAGTTAGGAAATAGATATGCAAAATTGTTTTGTAAGCATAGATTTCATATATCTTGTTTGAATGATTGGATGAAAGCAAATCAAAATACAAATGAATCTGAAGATAGTATTAAAGAATTTAAGATAACATGTCCATTGTGTAGAGAAGAAAAAAGTGCAATAACAAATATAAATTTACTTGATTCTAAATTACCATTTTTAAGTGATGGTAAGGTAACATTAGATTTTTTACCAATAAAAAGTAATAAGATATCACAAAAAAATATTCAGTTAGTTGATTTTCTAGGTAATATTGGCTTTAAAATGTTAAAAATAGATGATAGTTGTTATTCATTAGAATATAATGATGAAATTTCATCAAAAATGAATTTTAAAATAAGTAAAATTTTATCAATTATAAATATTATTTCTTAGTCATTATATATGAATAATAAAGATTATTATAGACTTTATAAAAAATATAAGAGTAAATATCTCAGTTTGAAGAATAAAATGATTGGAGGAGGTCTAGGAATTAAAAGTTTCAATTATGATGACATTGAAGATATAAGTTGTGATAAAATATGTAAATTTAATAATGATAAAATTAATGAAATAAAATTAGGTGATTATAGAGTAATATCTACATCAAATAAAATAAGTTTATATAATGACACTGCTTTGTATACTAAATTTAGCTCTGATAATTTCAAATTATATTTTGGATATTTAAAAGAGATGGTTAAAATTCTTAATGATTTAATCAATTATAATAGAGAAAATGGAATAAATAAAAAATATTCTATTTTGATTTTAGGATTTGGTTTAGGTGGAGCATGTTTAAATTTTTCTAATTATGATGAATTTTATAAAATAGACAGTATTGACATGGATTATAATTTGTTTAAGTTATTTAAAAAAATTACAAAATTAGAAAATATTAATGTATCAGATAAAATAAACTATTTACATGGAAACGCTATTGAATACTTACAAAATTGCATTGATTCTAAGATGAAATATGATATAATTTTAGATGATATATTTATTTCTAGTGAAAAAGTAAATTATAATTTCAATATGGTTTATGATTGTTTGGAAGAAGATGGGATATTTTTTATGAATGTACATTATGATCCATTAAAATATGTTAATATTTTGAAAAAAAACAATTATAAACATGTAGGTTATAAATCAAATAATGAATATTTAATTTACGCAAAAAAATAATTAATATTTAAATAAAATTAAGATTTGATTTAAATATTAGTATTTAAAATTATATATTAGATGAATGATGGGGTAGATTCTACCAATAATAGTGAAGAAATAACTATAGCTGTATGTGGTCCTGTTGATGCAGGTAAATCAACAATAATTGGTGTATTAACATCAGGAGAACTTGATAATGGTAAAGGTTATGCTAGAAATAAAGTATTAATTCATCCTCATGAAATTGAATCAGGAAGAACTAGTAATATAACATTTAATCCATTAATTTACAAAATCAATGATAATAAGTTAATTCATTATGTTTTTAATGAATTAAGGAATAAAAAAAATTCCCCAGTAAAAAAACAAGAGATTGAATTGGATAAAAGCAATGATAAAAATAGAAAAAGGATTGTATCATTTGTAGATTTAGCAGGTCATGAAAAATATTTAAAAACGACTGTGTTTGGGGTATCAGGTTTGTTTCCTAATTATGGTTTAATAATAATTGGATCTAATACAGGAATAACAAAACTAACAAGAGAACATATTGGTATATTATTTTATCTAAATATACCATTCATAATATGCATAACTAAAATAGATTTAGCTCCGAGACATGTTTATCAACAACTTTGTAATCGTATTAAAAAGTTACTTGGTAGTCAAGTTTATCAAAAAATCACATATTTTATAAGTGATTCTGATAAAAAAGATAGTGAAACTGATAATTATTTGAAAGAATTCATAAATAATCGCGACATTGTTCCGGTAATATCAATTTCAAATAAAGACGGTACAAATATAAATAATTTACATAAAATACTTGCAAACATTAAGATTAAAGGAAAATGGGATAATAATGATATTTGTGATGATAAAAAAGGAAGTATTGTGTATATAGATAGTAATTTTTTAGTTCCTGGAATAGGATTAGTTGTATCTGGATCTGTTAAAGGTAAAACAATTAAAGTTAAGGATAAGATGTACATTGGTCCAAAAAATGGATCTTTTTATCCAGTTATTGTAAGAAGTATACATAATTCCATAAGTCAGGTTATATCAGAAGCTAAAAATGAAACTCAATCATGTTTTGCAATAAAATATTGTAATCCTAAAAATATAATAGAAAGAAGTGAAATTAAAAAAGGAATGGTTTTAATTGATGATATAGATAAATGGAATAAAAATGTAGTAAAAAGTTTTGTTGCAAAAATTACTGTTTTACAACATTCAACTACAATAAAGAATGGATATTCTCCAGTTATTCATTGTGGTCCAATAAGGCAAGCTGCTAAATTAAAATTTATAAAATCTGAAGAATCTTCAGGTTCATCAGATGATATTCATATTAGAAGTGGTGATACTGAAAAAGTAATATTTACATTTTCACATCATTCAGAATTCATTGAAGGTAATAACATATTTTTTTTTATGGATGGCAATACAAAAGGTGTAGGAAAAGTAATTAATTTATTGAATTAGAGAAATTATATGAACTTAATATGAATCCATTAGAAAAATAAGTATTAGACGGGTCAGATATGATATTATACAAAATATTGTTATCTGTATTTACTTTTGTACCTTTTCTATTTAAAAAAAGTTGTCTACCTTTGATAAATGTATTTTTAATTCTCAATATTTGATTAATACTTATGGTAGTATCTGAGTAGGGTAAATTAATTCCGCAGTTACTTTTTTTAATTAATATTGGATAAATATTATCATTGCCATCTATTTTAAATAGTATTAGGCATTTTACTAATAAATCATTTAAATTTGAATCATAAATAATATCCATAGATTTTAAATTTTTAATCATAATTTTTCCATTAGGAGATTCGATAAAAGAATCTCCTCCTATACCATTTATTTTATATTCAGAAAAATCTATATTTATTTCTTGAATTAGATTATCTTTATTTTCAAAAATTTTTAAATTTAAATTTTTATTTTTAAATTCAAATGATATAGTGTCTGAGCCGAGTAATATGTATTTTGTACCTTCGTTTTCTAAAATAAATTCATTTTCAGTTTTATTTTTTAAATTAATAAAATTTTGATTTTTATCAAATCTGTAATCTAATTCTACTTTTGTAAATTCGATTAAATTACTGCTCATCATCTAATTATAATATTATTTTATTTTTTTGTTGGTTGAATTTCATGGACCATATCTTTGCATGTCAATACTCTCATTTTACAACAATATCTTTTTAGACCCAATCCACCGAATATTTTTTGAATTTCTTCTGCTTGTTGTTTTTCATTTAGTCTAATATTACTACATATTTTTATTTTCTCTGTCTCGTATTTTTCAACTATATTTCCTATAAAAAATCCGCAAGTTGGACATGATGAGTAAATCATTATTCAATTATATTAAATATTCTTTTATATAATCTTTATTAGTCAATTTTTTTTTATAAATCTATAAAATCTTGCAGATATTTTATAGATTTAAAAAGATTTATTTTAAATGTAATCTAACTCTATTTATATAATTATGTCATATTCAGAAGATAATAAATTACAAGGAGATATCAAAGCAGTTTTCAAACCTGATCAACAAAGATGGGATAGAAATGAATTGGAAGTAATTTCGGAAATAAACAAACAATATTTAAGAAAGACTGAGAAAGCTGATGAATATTTTGAAAGGTTAAGAAATAAACTTGATACACAAGGGATTTCAATATTACCTCATCAAAAATCAATAGAAGTTATTATATATGACGCTCGTAAATTCTTGATTGAATTGATGGACATAATTTCTAATGAAGAAAATCCTTATGATTATATTGTATCTTCTCAAGAAAACATATTTAGCTTTACTTTAATTATGATAATCTTAGGTGTAATTATTTTTATAATATCTAGTTTTATGAGTGAATAAAATAATAATTTTAAATATCATACTTCGCTTCTCCAGTTTCACATCTACAAACAGGACATTTGTAGTTATAATCTTTTAACCATTCTTTAATGCAATCTTCATGAAATATATGATTACACTTGAGAATAGAAATATCATCATCATCTGCAAATTTAGTCATACAAATAGAACATTTTTTCTCGTCTATTTTTGGATCATCAATTTCACTAAATTTAATCGTTTTGATTGATTCTAAATCACTATCCTGTAATGTTACTCTAACATCATCCATATGAACAGCTTGAGTATTCATTGGTAAATGGTTAAACATTCCTTGCAATTGTCTAGGAAATATTGCCGAGTTAACAAACTGTGAAAATATTTGATTGTTTCCTAATGTATTCCTCCTTCTTCTACTTGATGGTAATTGGCCTGTTGACATTCTTCTTCTAGTTCTTGAATTGATATTGTTTTGACTTAAATCTGGCTCATCATTTATACTTTCTCCATTTTCAACAGAATTATTATTAGAAATATCAGTTTGAGAATTATTCACAAATCCTTCAAAAAATGACGTTGGCATATTTGCTTGTTCTTCTTGATTCGAGTTTATTTGATTTATCGAATCTGTCGTAATATCAATATCATCAGTATTTTCAGTGTTATTTTCTCCAGATTGATTTAGATTTTGATTTAAAGTAGTAGATTGCCCAAATTGAACTAATCTTGCCAAACCACCAACTGGTTGATTATTAGTACTATTATTAATGTTACTATTTAATCTTTGGTTGTATAACTGAACAAAAGTATCTACAAGTCTTAAATTTGAAGATACAGGTAGTGTATTTTGAATATTTTGTTCATTTTGACTAGTATCATTCATATGTTCCTGCAAACCATTTAAAAAGGTTTCCATCAGTTCATTGTATTCTATATTTTGATTTAAAAAAGGATTTGAAACTGATCCTAAGTTAATCATGTTATTATACATTTGAAAATTAGGATATTGAGTGTTTGTGTTAGATTGATTATGACCATCCTCATTCATATCTATTAAATCAGGAAGATCGCTATAATAATGAGTGTCATCATAGTCTTGACCATAATTATTCTCCTCATCGTCATCCATTTCTTCACTTTCATCATCTGAATCGATGACTGGACTATTATCATCCATTTCTTCTATAACCTCATCTAGTATTTGATCTAATTGATTATCCGTAATTTGAGAATTTTCAGTTGGTAGACTAGGTTGATGATTTGAATCCAAAGTATTTAAAGATACATCTTGATTATTATCATCAGCCCTTATATTTTCTTGATTTGCAAACATTGTATTGTTTGAAACTTCAAAAGGTCCACCAACATTTCTAAGTGAATTAATATTATTTCTTTGTATTCTTCTAATAAATCTTCTATCTAATCTAACATCTCTTAATTCTTCAATAGGAATATTAATACCAAATGAATTATAGAATTCATGTAAATATTGATCAATTTCTTCTAAAGCCATAGATTGTAATAAGTAACTTTTTAGTTGTCTGATTATATCTGCTTCATCAGTATATTCATCCTGTAATGTTACTCTTAATGCAAATAATTCATCAAATGATACCATTAATTTATAAAGAATTAATCATTTAGATATCTTAAATCAATTTTTTTATTTATAAATTCTATGCAAGAATTTATAAATAAAAGTTCTGATTTTGTTGAATAGAATTTTTTTTATACTTATAAAAAAATTCTATACCAAAATCAATTTTTTAATTAAAAATAAAAATTGTTTTAAATTGAATTTATTTGCATTGTTGTTATTGAATTTATTGATTTAATTTTTTCATTATTTTCATCTAATTTAGTGTTAAGTTTAGATAATTCAGATGTTAAATCTAATTTTTGATTTAATAGTCTTTTTTCTGAAATTTCAATTGCATTAATTTGATTACTTTCTTCTTTACCTTCCTTTTTTTGTAAAGTTTTATTCTTCTTAATTTTTTCTTTCAAATTAGTATAGCTAATATTTTCAATTTCTAACCTTTTCTGTGCATTTATTCTATCTGTTAATTTTTTATTGTATTCAGCAAGTAATTCTTTTGACAATATATCTTTTATTGGTTCAGTATTTACAACATATATATCTAATGTTTTTAGTTTTGATGATAATTTGTTTATATTGTCTACTACATTATTTTGTTCTTTTTGTAAATCATTAATTGTTTTTAAAATTCTCATATCTGATAAATTTAAAGATTTTTGTAATTTATCTTTTTCCTTTTTATTTGAATTGCTCATATTTTTAATAATTGTCATTTTATTAGATATTTCTGCTATTCTTTTTTTGATATCTTTATTTTCATCCTTAAGAGCCGATGTTTGTTTTTCATTTTCTTTATCATCATTATTAAAATCTTTTGTAAGGTCATCAGTATAGCCCATCCATGGTGTTGGTTTTTTAAACATAATTTCGAACATTTTTGTTGGAAGTTTTTCCTGTTTTACTAATTCACTATCTATAGCTCTTTTTTTCTCTTCAGCTAACAATTTATTGACAATTTCTTGGTATTGTAAATCATTGAAAACGTAGTAGGATTTAGTAATATAAATTGTCAAAAATATAAAACCTACAAATAGTATTATAACAGATAGGTTTTTTAAAGTTTTCATATTACTATATTGAAGAAATAAATTCCCATTTTAAATGTTTACATATTTTCTCCCAAACGTCTTCTTGTTCTTTTAAGTTTTTTATTGATTTTAACAATGGAAAACTATTTAATAAATTATCTAATTCTAATAGTTGACAAAATTTATGTAATACGTAAGAATACGATAAGAAATTTTTTCTACCTGGTGGCTTGTATAATTCCCAAGGTTCTTGTATTTTAGAAAACATATCGATAAATTTTATTTCTATGTTTCTACTTATAGTTGGAGGATCAAGTCCTGTTAATTTATTAATTATAAATGGTATATGTTCATATAAATTATTATGGCCTAATTTTTTTAATATTGACTTCATATTATCTCTAGTTAGTGATTTCAAATCTTTTATTCTATTTTTATTCATTTCAGTTATAATTTCAACAAAAATAGATTCTGGAATTTCTGTTGATTCTTTAGCTTGAAATTGATTTAACCACTCCTTAAAATGATTCTTTCTTTGATATGGTGAATATTCTTTAATCTGTTTATCTTCATCTAAAATAATTTCTTCACTATCTCCACATATTGTACATACAAAAGTTGATTCTCCAAAGTCTAATGTCTTTTCAATATTACATTCTTTACAATATTTAATCCTGTTTGTACCATCATCTTTTATTGTTCTTACACCTTCAACTCTTTGACAATATTTATTCAGAAGTTTAGATCTAGAATTATTTTCATCTTCGTTTTTGTTTTTCTTTTTGGATAACCAATCAATTATATTTTTAGATTCTTGAAATTCATTCTTATTTTCATCTCTTAGCTCATAATAATCACATATAATTTCACCTATTTTATCATAATAATTAATTTCCTCTTTTCCACTTTCAACACATTTAATATCTGTTTCTAATGATTCTATTTCATTAAGAATATTGGCTTTAATTTCAATGTCTTTTTCTGTTAATTGGTTATTTTCTTTAAGTTTGTTAATTTCACACAATTGTTCATTTAAAAGTTTTATTTTTTCAGATTTGTCATCTATATTGATCTTTTGATTATGGAACATTTCAGAATATTCCTTATGTTTTTTGTCTAAAGTCGTAGAATCTCTAAAATCTGTTTTTTCTTTTTTCTTATTCTTAACTTTAAAATTAGACATTATATATAAAGAAAAAAATATACTTTAAGTCAAATTCATCTATTAGATTTAAAGTAATTTGAATAAATTATTCATTAATTAATTCATCAACCTTGTTAATATAATATATCATACTTGAATTTTTTGTTTCACCTTTAATTGATTTCCATGCATTATATTTTTGTCTGGCTACAAAATTAAAAAATGATGGTTCTTCTATGTTTATATCACCAATTGTAGCCTGTTTATAATATTTGTATAAAAATAATTTGTCCTCATCTGACAAATTATCTTTCTGTTTAATTAGTTCTGATTTTTTGATAAACAAAATTTCTAAATCTTTTGTATCAAGATTTAACAAATCAGACATATATAGACTTCAGTAGAAAATTTCCAATATTAAAACGAACCAATTTGATAATTATTTAAAAAATTATATTATTTTTAGTAATAATGGAAGAATTAATAAAGAATATTCCTCCAGAAGAAGCTGAGTTTATTACTATTAATAGTGAAAGAGCAAAATATTTTTATGATAAAGTAATTGATATTAAAAAGAATAATAAGGTGGATCAATTTATAAGATGTAGAGGTCGTGGGGATAGAAAATTTGTACATATATTTTCAAGTTTATTAGGATTAAATCATTCAAGTCATGCAGCATGTGAACCTGATTTTTCTAAATATGATTGTTGGGGTGATTGTCACATTTGTAGAAAAGCTGCAGGTTTTGATAGGTATAGGGTAATTGGTGTTAATGTATCTACAGAACCAATTAAAGTAAGGAAAATAGATAAAAAACAACAGAAAAAATTCAAAAATATGTATAAATTATATGAAATAAATAAGAAATTAGAAAATGGAGAAGATGAAAATATCCCAAACTGGATGATAAAAAGATTTAATAAAATGGGAACATTGTATATAAACGAATATTTATAATTTTTGTATAAAAAGTTATAGAAATTTTGAGATTTTTAATTATAAAAAATTTATTTAAAAATTTCAAAATTTTTTATTTAGAATATTTAACTTTACATGATGATATCATAAATTTTCATATAAATTATTTAAAAAAAATTTTTTTTTCTTGATTAAGTTATATACTAATATGGGAGGAGGACTTATGCAATTAGTCGCCTATGGTGCCCAAGATGTTTATCTTACCGGCCAACCACAAATTACTTTTTTCAAGGTTGTATACAGAAGACACACCAACTTCTCAGTAGAACCAATCCAACAAACTTTCCAAGGTGCTGCTGAATTCGGTAGAACCGTAACTTGCAACATCAACAGAAACGGTGATTTAATCACCAACATGTACTTAGTTGCCACCGTAAAATCTGGTGCTAGATCTGGATGGGGATATGTCTCCAGACTTGGTCATGCCATGATTGAATCATGCAAAATCGAAGTTGGTGGATCCAAGATCGATGAACAATACGGTGATTGGTTAAACGTATGGTACGAATTAACCAGAGAATCTAACCACGACAGAGGATACGCTCAAATGATCGGTGATGTTGATACCCTTAAATCCATTGGACACACCAATGCCCCAGAATACACCATGTATGTTCCATTACAATTCTGGTTCAACAGAAACAACGGATTAGCTTTACCACTTATTGCTTTACAATACCACGATGTAAGAGTAACCATGAAATTAAGAGAATCCACTGACTTAGTCAACTACTCATCTACCTACACTGCTTCTGAAATCAACAACGATTTAATGAAGGATGCTTACTTATTGATTGACTACGTATACCTTGACTCTGAAGAAAGAAAGAGATTCGCTCAAGCTGCTCACGAATACTTAATTGAACAAGTCCAATTCACTGGTGACGAAACTTACAACGCTTCTAACTTGAAATACAGACTTAACTTCAACCACCCATCCAAATATCTTGTATGGAATGTATTAAAGAGCAGATTCTCCGGAAAGAACATGTGGTTAGCATGGGCCTTCAACGGTGATTGGGCTGCTGCCAAGGAAAGATTCGCCAAGTACTTATGGTTATCCACCAGAGCTAACTTTGCCGCTGTAGGTAACGCTTACTCTATCGCATTATCTGATGGTACTTTCGAAGTAGGAGATGTCCCAGCTGCTGCTAACGGATTATCCGACACTGTAACTGCTTTATTAGCCAAGATTGATGCTCAACTTTTATTCGCCCAAGCTGCCGGTACTACCAACACCAATGCTGCTGCCGCTTCTGCCGAAAATGTTGTTATCATGAGAAACGAATTAACCAACGAAGACTTAAACTTAACCATTTCTGAATTATCCGCTGGTATGTCCCCTGTTCAATCTGGTTTCTTATCTGCCAATGGTTACTCCGTAAGAGACTACCACAACTACTCTGATACCCCAACCGGTACCGGTAACCCAGTCAAGACCGCCAAGTTACAACTTAACGGTCACGATAGATTTACCACCAGAGATGGTAACTACTTCAACTACGTACAACCATACCAACACTTCAGCAACACCCCAGCTGATGGTATCAACGTATACTCATTTGCTCTTAAACCAGAAGATCACCAACCATCTGGTACTTGCAACTTCTCCAGAATTGATAACACTACCCTTAACATTGAATCTACCTACAGCACCACCGCTGATGATGGTGTCACCAAGGTATACGCTGTTAACTACAACGTATTCAGAGTTATGAGTGGTATGGGTGGCTTAAGCTATCAGAATTAATTTGATGAACTGAGCCGAAAAGCAACGTGCTATAACAAATACGACCTCTTGTTATAGGAAAATCACTTGTGCCGTCGTAACAATACCCAGGCCAGTTGCTAGTATTTTTGAAACTATTTGGTTTCAATTATGCGACACATCTTGTTGTTCGGGAAACCCCTTAGAGCCTTTTCTACCAAGCACAATTCCGAAAGGTTTGTGTGGCCGAGAGTAATGAACTCGGGTATGGTAATAACGAAAAGGATTGGGCAATCCGCATGCTAACTACCTACGGGCGATATGCTAGTCTATGGTAGGGCGTCAGAGACTGAACGGATGTGGGTCAACAATGAAGGTTTAAGCAACCTGAGTTGGCTTAAGATACAGTCCGCCCCTTAGGGAAACTTAAGGGATCAAGCGAGCTTACTCCAATTAAGCTGCTAGTTTCATTCTAAGAACTTATTTATTAATGATATAAACGAATAATTTATTAAAAATAGATCTTATGGTCTATTTTTAGTACAAAATATTTTATACATCTACATTAACCTGTTGAGTTATTGCGTCTAATTGTCTTATTATTCTTTTCGCTTCTTCTAATTTTTCAATTATTGTTTTCTTTGCTGATTTTGTGGTCGACATACATTTTTTATCTAAATTTGGATGCTTTTCTATTCTAAAGAATTCTCTTTTACATTCGCTTTCTTTTCCTCTATTCATGATTTCTGAACAATAGTAAACATATTTGGGAAAGGTAATACCTTCTAGTTCAGCCGGCAATGCTTGAGCATTATGTTTTCTAGAAACCTTTCCTCTATTTTTATTTTGCTCACTTTGTGATGTTATTCTCAAGTTTGAAGTTCTATTATCTAATTTATTTTGATTTATATGATCGATTGAAGGTTGACCTTTACCATGTCCCTTATGATCTGTAATTAGTTGATGTAAATACAATCCTGAATTATGATGACATCCAATATATCCATTTTTCATAAAATACCACGAAGGATATTCATCTACTTCCTTTAATTTATTGTAATCAAAGATAGTAATTTTACTAGGCTCACAGTACATTACTATTAGCTTGTTACCATCTTCATCTTTCACTTTTGCTTTTATATTTTTTTCAATGTTTGCAGTTTTACCTCTTGATTGAGTATTACCTTTTAGCATTTTAATTATATCCATATTATGTTCTATACAATAGTCACGTATGAGGGCTTTCTGATTAGCTTTATTTTCGTCATTGTCCATTGTATGGTATGGGTTTTAAATATGCATTTTAGATTTCAGTTTTTATGTGAAAATGCATTGCTTTCAGTTAGCCACCCATGGCCCCATAAAAATTAAATAACTATTAGATTTTTCAACAATATAATAATTATACAAATACTATTTTATGGAATCTAAAGAAGATTTAAGATTAAAGAAATTGATTCAAAATATGTAATCAATTTATAATCTACTAAAATATATATATGGAAGAATCTAATGATTTTTATAAATTAAAGTATATAAAATATAAAGAAAAGTATTTATCTCTAAAAAATAATATTAATAAAAATAATCAATTAGGTGGATCAAAAACTAAAAATTTGACTAGACCTTCACCTTCCGAGTCTGCAACAATTTTTCCAGAAGGTACCGAAAAGAAAGGAAATGATGGAAATATGTATGTAATTAAAGTTGATAAAAATGGTGTTAAAAGATGGAAAAAATCAAGTGATACAAAGAAGAGCTCAAAAAAGACATCAAAGAAAGCTTCCAAAAAACCATCAAAGAAAAGATTAAAAAAAGATTCAAAAAAGATTTCAAAAAAGGCATCAAAAAAAGTATCAAAAAAAAGGGAAAGAGGATTTAGTTTAGAGTCATTTTATGACTTAAAAGTAATAAAGCCAAAAGATGTTTATAAATATATTTCACATGAATCAGTTTTGAAAAAGGTAGTAGATAAAA